CTCACCATGCTCTATGTATTTGCATGGACGAATGCACTCACCCTCATCACTGGGATCGAGTGGCTCAACTGGTATTATTGGATGGCTTACTTCGGAGGTGCAGTATAATGAAAGAACCATTCTTAAAAATTTCGGATTTGTTATTTTTCAATGGTGAAATATTGGATCGTAACAATACCATAGACTTAGAGTCTGGCAATCATTCTGAAAAAATGAAACAGATTGGAATAAGTCTAGGTCGCAATGATGTCATTCGTGACTTGTTGCAATTAATACAAGATAAAAAACTTTTCATCAACATAGGAGATAACGATGGACGGAACACTACCAATGATTAAAGACTGGGATTTTGATGTCGAAACATATGATCTCAAAGTCAGCAAATTATCTGATGATAATATAAATGTTATTGTGCCACCAAGTATGGCACAGGCTGTTGTGCGCACCGATACTAATTCAATCTTAGGTGTACACACAGATAAATATAAAATAATTAAACATGATGATGTTGTTAACTCAGTCATGGATTCTATCCAGTCTGCAAATCTTTCACACGATTATACTGTTGACGTTCAAGTCCTCGATGACGGACGCAAACTCAAAGGTGAAATATTATTTAATGACATCACCATTGAACCACAGAAAGACGACTACATTAAATTCAGAGTACCATTCTACAATTCATATGATGGCTCTTGGTCTTTCTCTGTGACATGCGATGGCATCAGACTGTGGTGTCTTAACGGATGCACAACACCAGATACAATAACTAAATCTGTATCTAAGCATACAGCTTCAGCCAATGTCACATCGTCAACTACAAAAATTCAACGTGGGTTTGAAATGTTTCTGCAATCAGAAGACAAGTACAGAGACTACACAAACATTGACATATCAAGCACACTAGCAAGTAATGTTTTCCGCAAATTAACCAAGCTTCCATCTGTTGATTCAGCAGATAAAAGTAAATTTAATGAAAAGCAAATGAGTTATTTGCGATATCAATGGCGTAATGAGAAAGCAGAACTTGGCAGTAATGCTTGGGCTTTATATAACACGCTGACTCATTGGGCTACACACACCAGTGAATACAAACAGTCAGCAACAACAACACGCAATCGTGAAAATCAACTAGCTAAACTATTCAAGAATGACGAATGGTATTACGCATAACACTGCCGTGGGGTATGCCGCCGCTCTGGGTGAGCGGCATACGCCCACGCCAGTTACAGGAGAAAAACATGAAGATGACATCACAACACTTTGAATTTATAGCAGACACTATAGCACCCAAGCTATCGTGGCCAGCACACATCCAGCAAATTGCAGATGAGTTGGCAAAAACAAATCCAAACTTTGATTCAGTTAAGTTTTGCAATCGTGCAGAAAAAGCATGGTGGCAAGCACACCCCATACAGGAGATCGATGATGACATCCCATATTGAGTGCATGGAATGCAAAGACACAGGCTGGGTACATGTACCTGATGGCCTTGGATGTATAGCAAAAGATGAATGCGATTGTGGTGCATTCATTAAACAATGGAGAAAACAAATGACACAAGACGATATGTTCGACACACCAGCGTACAAGTTAGTGCGTAAAGATGATCCTATTACAAGCCATGAAGCGGCTCAATCTGTAGACGTAAACAATATGGAACGAATAGTTCTTAATATAATTCAAGGCCATGGTCTTTCTGGCTGTATATCAGATGAAGTATTAGACTTGTTGCCTAGCTATAGATACAGCACAGTCACTGCTCGATACAAAGCACTCAAGGAAAAAGGATTAGTAATGGTTGATGACCGCAAACGCAAAGCCAAGAGTGGACGCAATCAATTAATAATGTGGGCAACGGAGCATTACAGTGAAGAGCAATAAAAAACCAGTAATCAAAAACAATACATTAAAAAAACTATTGTCTGTCCCAAAGGTTGACACCCCAAAATATAATCGTATGGGTTCATACCTCAACACTACACCAAAAGGAAAAATAAAAAGATGATTGAATATCCACATCGCATGACACCAACAGTCTATGTGCTTGAAACCGAACCGAAATACTTCTTCTCTAGTAAGGCACAAGCAAGAATGAAATATAAAACAATGGGTTATCCAGCTTACAAAGCACCAGTAACAACCCATACATTTAACAACAAGCAAGACTTGTTTGATTTTATTTGCCATCAAATAAGATATGGAGATAATAATGAAAGAGTTGTTTCAAGAGACGACCTATGAAAAGATAGTATCCCTTCTTATAGACAAGCGTAACAAGCTTGAGATGTCACAAGAACAACTAGCCCATAAGATTGGTTGCGACAGAACACTAATTTATAAATGGGAAAGATACAAACGAAGGCCATCTGGTTTTCTATTTGAGTGCTGGTTGGAGGCATTAAATCTTGAGCTTGTCATTAAAGAAAAAGATGAGTCGATCACAAAAATGTGACTCATGTGAAGTGACAACCAAGTGGTTTGTTTGCATAGGGTATACAAAACCATACTACACAATATGCGTTAACTGCTATGAGAGGGACATATGGCAAACAAGAATCGCAACAAAGGAAACTATCACGAAAAAGAAATTGTCAAGTGGCTCAACTCACTCGACTTCAAAGCGAAAAGACAGCCCCTCTCAGGCAGTCTGGGAGGCGAGTATAGAGGAGACATCCTCTGGACAATCGGAGACAAACAACTGGTGGTCGAAGTAAAGTACAGAGATAAGTCCAACTTTCCTAATCCATTTACGCTGTTCGATGATAAAGACATTGTCATTTACAAAAGAAGAAACGGCTCACCCAAAATGATTGTGATGTTTGAAGCTGACATTTTTGCAGATAATATTGCACCATTGTTAACAGGAGATGCAGATGAAGAAACTAATACCTGATGACTGGCAACCAACGCCAGAACTTACCCAATCAATAAACACAAAACTAAACAACGAGGTTAATCATGAGTCTGAAACAGATCAATTTATCAACTACCATCTCAGCAAAGGCAACAAGTTTGCCGACATCGAGAGAGCTTATCGCAACTGGTGTCGGAAGTCTGTTGAGTACGCCAAAGCAAGAGAAAGCCGCACTGCGTTTAATGGATATTTCCAATCCGGAAAAGATAGATCAGAGTCTTCTTTCTTCGCTGGAGTCTTTGACAGGATATCCAGTGAATGAAGTTACATCATGTAGATACAACGATCATCGTGGCGTTGACATATTGTGCCGAGGTTTCAAATTAAGATTTGATTCTATTGAGGTGGCAGACAAGGCGGTTCAACTTGTGGCATGTTCGTTTGTTGGGATGCCCAAGCAAGAGTTAAGCAAGAGACTTGCTGTCTTATCTACGCTGGTTGTCAAGCCAACAGGTGAATCATCAAAAGATTTAGCCTTGCGTGTACAGTCTTTATCACTACAGCTTCAAGATTATCCGGCTGATATTGTTGATGCGGCTATCAAAGAAGTACAGAACACTACTACATTCTGGCCTTCTTATTCAGAATTTTACAAGCACATCAAGTGGCGCATGATGCGCAGAGAAAAACTGTACGATTCTGTAGTTTTATTGCGTAATCAGCTTGCAATTCCACAGTAATCCCATTAAGATACATACAGCAACAGGAGGTAACAATGAATCGAATAGGATTCCTTGGCGGTTCGGACATGTACCGCATCATGATGGACGACTGGCAATCACTCTGGGAAGAAAAGACAGAACGCACACCACCCCCAGACCTATCTCAAAACATTGCCGTACAACTCGGATCATACACTGAACAATTCAATCTTGACTGGTTTGCTACCCAACACAAAACAGAACTTACGTCAACTCAAGCTACATACAGCAAGAGCGTCGATGACCTCATACTGAAAGGTCAAATCGATGCTCTTGCCTATGACGGAACCGCTATCGTTGAAGCCAAACACACCAATGGTATGACCAACATGGAGCAGTGCATATACAGATACATGCCACAAATACAATTCTATATGTATCTGGCTGACATAGACCGCTGTTTCTTGAGCGTGATCTTTGGTAATAACAAATGGGAATCAGTTTGTGTACAGTATGATGAAACATTTACCAAAAATATGATTGCAAAGGCATCAGAGTTTTGGGTGCATGTTACCAGCGATACACCACCAGACTTTGACATTGCACACAAGTCTTACGACATAGATAAGATTAGTGTTGATGACATGGTAAAGCGTGATGCTTCTACAGATAACTTCTTCAATGACCTAGCGCATCAGTACATAGAGCAAATGCCTAACGCATATAACTTTGACAACATCAAGAAACAACTGAAAGAATTAGTGGCTGACAATGAACGTGAAGTCTACTCACCCTTGCTTACAATCAAGCGTGACAAGCGTGGGTCATTACGAATCAACATTCATCAGGAGAAATAAATGTTTCATACTGCGTATTATACTTGTGAGCATTGCGAACATAGCTGGCACACAGGCTGGGCAAAAAACTTTAAGATACACCAGATGCAAGACTCTTGCCCAAAAGATTGCTGTAGAGAAGCAATCGAGAACCCAGAAGAACCACACATAATTAAATCGGGAGATAAAAATGTCAGACAATCTTAAACTATGGAACACAGTATCTAAATCTGATCCTAAGTTTCTCAAGAAAGTTAGCTTCGGCTCACGCGGATTTACTGCTATTGATCCACAGTATCAGGTGCGTTGCGCTACAGAACAGTTCGGGCCTGTCGGTCAGGGCTGGGGCTGGGTAAATGAAACAAGATTCATCAATGTATCTAATGGTGATACAGCCGTTATAGCAGATGTGTCTATCTGGACTAGCAAACCAGAAAATATATTCGGTCCGTTCTCAGGTT